TCAACCTTTTCGTTTTCACGAATATCTTCAGACATAGACATTTCCTTGTTCTCCCTTCACTTATACATATGAAATGTCTTTGGGGTCAAGAATCGTTGCAATAATATTATCGTCATTTATGATTCTTACCTCAAGACCTTCCACTTTGAACCTATTTCCAGCATATCTTCCTATAAGAACCCAATCCTTTTCATTACACCAAGGACCATTTGGGAACTTTTGGGAATCTTTATATGCATCTGGACCTAACTTAACGACATAGGCCGATACAGTTGCAAAGGATTCACGATCACGAACCGCATCAGGAACGTAAACACCACCTTTAGTTTTTTCACTGGGATAGTATGGAATTATGAGAACACGATAGCCTGTTGGCTGTGGTAATCTTTCTATTGATGAACTTTCCATCTCAGATGGATCGTTCTCGTTTTTACTCTCCGCACCTTTACCAAAAGCATTTTCTATAGGTTTTGGTATTTCTGCGTTTTTATTTATCTTCTTTTGCGCCCGTGCCACATATTCTGGCACAACTAATTTACTAGTCATCTGCGTACTCTATGCCTTTCATCGCGGTTTTAATTTCTTCTTCAACGTAGGACATTCCGCGTATTTCGCCTACGATGTACCGATACTCATCAAATGCTTGTATCGAACCATCCGCAAGCTTGTCTTTTAGACGCACATCGCGCTCACGAATGTTTTTTAACAGATATTCTGCAAGATTTAGTGCGTCCATACCGCATATAGTATGCGATTATACGGGAAACACAAGTATTAATACCAAAAAATCAGAAAATACCTTGGAATCTTTGGGGTCTAGCTATTTTGCTAAACTTTTTTACTAGGCCGCCCCCGTTTTTTTGCTGGAGCTTTTGCGGCTGCTTTCTTTTTAGCTTTTGGCTTTTCGGCTGGTTTTTCAACCCATGCTTCGTTTTCTGGGGTGCTTGGGTCATCTTTAACAAAGTGTCCATCCTCATTACGCGCTCTTACCATTTCCACAACAGGAGCCTTTTGAACAATGTTTGCAGCAGCACGTTTTGCTGCACGAATTTGCTCAACCATTTTATCTCTTACTGATCCCATATTAGTTTCCCTTCATTTTAGAGTTTAACGCAGCAATATCTCTTTGCGTTTGAATGCGCTCTTCAGCTACGCGAGAACGTTCATCAATTGCTTTTTCTTGAGCATCAACGCGCTGTTGGGCGATTAGAACATCATTGCGCTCTTTCTCGCTTTCCATTTCCTGCTTGGCGTCAAACTCTTGCTGCTTACGCTGCATGTCTGCTGCCTTCAGTTGTAGTTCTTGATTTCTAATATCTACAAGTGGATCAGATTGCGGTGGAGGCGCTACGGCCTGTGCAAGCTGTTCTGTCATCTCAGCAATTTTTTCAGCCGCAAGAGAGTCTATCTGTGGCTTCATTTGCATCATAGGATCAGCAGGTGGCTGACCGGGCTGTGGTGGCATCATCTGAGCCTGTTGTTGCATCATCTGCATTTGTTCTGGCGGTATCTGAGCCATAACCTCTTGCTGTGCCTGCTGTTCAGCCATTAAGCCAATATGTTCTTGAATATGCCCCTGCAACGCCATAATCGCTTGTGGGTTTAACTCCATAGCAGGCGTAGACATAACAGCCATATGAGTTTCTATATGCGCTTGATGATCTTGGTCAGGGAACGCTTGTAATGGCGCTCCCTGTAATGCCATTTGATTCTCTTTCGCAGCGTTCATAGGCTGCGGTTGAGGTGGGGGGGGAAGAATGGCATCTATGTTAGTTACACCAAGAGCTTCATACATCTTACGGTATGCTGCATATAATCCTTGTGGACCACCATGTATCTGTGGGTTTGATTGCACTAACTGTAGTTCAGTTTGCGCCAAAGCAATCCTCTGCGACATAGAGAAAATATTAGGGTCGGAAACTGGTAGGACATCAATTTGACCTCCAAAGTCTTGCACGAAAATCTCTGGCCCCATCTGCATATCTGCCTGATATGGATAAGACTGAATTGTTTCTGAAAAGATTCTGGCAAGAAGTTTAAACTCAATCTTCTGTGAGTAATGCAAACGCTTGTGAATCGCGGACATAACCTTTGTGCCGCGCTCCATAATCGCCATCGTCGTGCCAACGGGCGTTTCACCGCCCATCTCACCAACCTTGAGGTCAGCCATAGACGCGAAACGGCGTCCTGCATCCACTAGGGTTCCCAAAAGGTTATAAAGCGTCCCTGAAGGTTCTTTGAAGGGGAGAGGCATCAAGGAGCCTTGCAGGGTGCCTCCAACCACATCAATATCGCGGAACTCACCCGGCTGAAGGGGATTGTCTTCATCGCGGATACGAGCGCCACGGGCTTTAAAGCCTGCTGGAAGATTGGAGAGGGTGCCTGCATCAATAAGCTGACGCAGGATCGACGTTGACGCTTGAGCCAACCCACCAATCATGTGAGTTAAGCCAAGGCCGTAGAAACCAAGACCGGGCAAAAACTTGTAATGCACGAAGTATTGCTTCGCACGTTTCATTGGGTCCATTTCCATAAAATTACGACGAACAGCCAATACTTCGCCAGAATCAGCAATGATTGTGACAATGTATGGCAGTTTCAAACCTGTTGGTTCTCCATCTGCTCCCATGTCCTCAAAGCCCTCAATATCAAGGCTTGTGTGGACTTCATACAAAGTTAAATCTTCAGAAGGTCCACTTGGATGAACGCCCTGAATATCATTAATTGACTCCTCAACCTCATCAGCCATATCGTCTTCACCGTACCCACCAGTAGGCAAGTCGATGTCACGATAGAAACCAACAATCTGCATCTTACGCACTTCGTTGGAATCCATCGTGATACGATGAGTGACACGAGGAGAAGAAACCAAATCAATCGCTCCATAAGGAACAACTAAATCTTCAGCGTGAATAAATTTACTTACCGCACGTTGTTTCAGTGGATCAAAGTAAACTTTCTTAAACGTAGAACCCACAACAGGAAGGTAGAATAGCATCTGATCTAACTCAGGATCATACTCTTCCATCTCATAGGTAATCATGTAATTCATATAATCTTTGACGCGCTCAGATTGCTTTACAAGCATCTCATTCTGCGCACCAATAACAGAGGTGCGTACAGGACCAGTTGCAGGTAGCAATTCACGGTACGCCTGTGCTTGAAACTGCGTGACAGACTCAGCCAATAATGGATGAATAACACCAGAAGAACCCTCAAACGGCTCTGTACGATCCTCGGTCTTCATACCAAGAAACTCTAAGCCTGTTTTATATGTATCTTCCCAGTCTTCACGAGAAGCCAAATCATCTTCAATAGAACCAACTAAATCAGATGAAATTCGACCTAATTCATCTTCACCAATAACATCAGCTAAGTTACCATCAAACGGAACATTCGCGGGAATAGCGGCTTGTTCTTCAAACTCACCTACCACTGCACTACCATCATCAAACTCTGTGACACCGGGCTGCGCTGGCAAATCAATTACGTTTTGAAGAGATTCGGCTTCTGCAACCATTGGGTCTTGGGGCAATCCACCCGCACCTAATCCACGCTCTATAGCCATTTAATCTTCCTTATCTTCAATCACCGCCCCACATGTGGGACAAGTAATAGCGACTTCTTCTGGGTCTTCATCTGTTATAACTTCGTCAACAACTATGACCTCATCTTCAGGTATGTCATATACTGGCATATCGTCATAAGGTAGATGAACGTCTATTGTGATCTTAGGCATTACCTTGTTCCTTCGAATTTAAGACCACTAATTGCTGCGCCACCGCCTCGTGACTGACCGCCACTGGTTGCGCCTTTGGTTGAAGCCTTTTTGGGTTTTGGGTCAACTTCCGTTAAAACCCCATCTTTTTCAACGCTTCCGCCCTTTATATACATAGAGACTTTTGGCTTTTTTACTGCGCCACCCTCCATATACTTAACGGCTGCTTCAGGGTCCATTTTTTGTTGAACCGCTTCAGGCAACATTGAAAAACCTTTATATTTTTTTGGTGTTTTTGCCATTATTTTAATCCTTTAAAATTACCGCCACGACC